TGGGGCGTCAGGTGCTGTACCTACAGGTAAAAAAATAACTGTACAAGGAACTGAGTTCGACGAAGGTTGTGCAATTTGTCCTGTTATGAACGGACTATCAATTTCCAACTTGGCTATGGAATGCATCTTTAAGATATAACTTCTAAGTTTTTAATAAAAAAAATATGAAAAGGGATTCGGTTTTTCGAATCCCTTTTTTTATAAACTATTACGTTTAGGAGTTGACTTACTCAGTAAACATTAATATTTTTTAAAAAAAACATATGAAAATTAAATTAGAATATATTTGGTTGGATGGGTATAGTCCCGAACCTAATCTCAGGAGTAAAGTAAAAGTAATCAACCCACCGACACATACTATACACGGTAAAACCGTTCATGGTGTAGGGTTAACTGATTGTCCTGAATGGTCATTCGATGGGTCATCAACTGAACAAGCTGAGGGACATTTTTCAGACTGTATATTAAAACCTGTAACACTCTACCCAAACCCATTAAATAATGGGTTATTAGAAAGTTATTTAGTCCTTTGTGAAGTTTTAAATCCTGACGGTACATTACACGAAAGTAATAACAGAGGATTGTTTAATGAAGATGATGAGGATTTATGGTTTGGATTTGAACAAGAGTATACTCTAATGAAAGACGGTAAACCTATAGGGTTTCCTAAAAACGGATTTCCCGAACCTCAAGGGAAATATTATTGTGGTGTCGGTAATGGACAAGTAACCGGTAGAGAGTTTGTTGATAAACATATGGAAAACTGTATAATGGCTGGTATAGATATCACAGGGACTAACGCTGAGGTCATGTTAGGTCAGTGGGAATATCAAGTCTTCAGTAAGGGTAAAATTAAGGCCGGTGATGACCTATGGATAACTAGATATATCTTACATCAGATGTCCGAGGATTATGGTTATGATATCGAATTTCATCCTAAACCTGTTACAGGTGATTGGAACGGTTCAGGACTTCACTGTAACTTCTCTAATAAAAAAATGAGAGAAGACGGAGATGAGGAGTACTACCAAGATATATTTAAATCTTTTGAGGAGAGACACGATGTACATATTAAGAATTACGGTTCAAGTAATGAGATGAGGCTAACAGGGTTACATGAAACTCAAAGTATAACTAAATTTAGTTGGGGTGTGTCCGATAGAGGGGCGTCTATACGGGTTCCATTACAAACAAGTAAAACATGGAATGGTTATTTAGAAGATAGGAGACCAGCTTCTAACGCCGACCCATATAAAATAACTAAAGTAATAAGTGATAGTATTGATTACGTAAAAAAATCAAAAAGTATAGAAAAAGAATTACTTGAAGTTTAATGGGAGGTAAAGAAAAACATAATAGTTATGATGTACCTGATAAAATATTAACCTTATCTGAAGATATAATTGGAAGTTTACCTTCTATTATTGAAACTGATTTTTATGCTATTGATGCGTTAAGAATAACTTTAAAAAAAAATAAAATAATATGGTCAAAAAAACACTTTGATGGTCATGTTACTATTTACAATAAAGGTTTAATACAGTTTATAGATACTAAAACACTATTATACTTTATTAAAAATGAATATGAAAATACATATAAATTCTATTACTTATGTAATGAAGATTCCTCTGATAGTATAATCTTCTATTTAAATCAACTTAAAAAATATAAAACAATATGAAAATAAATGCACAAGAATTACAAGAAAAAATAAATTCAGGTGAAAAATTTATGGTAGACTTATACGCCGATTGGTGTGGACCTTGTAGAATGTTAAGTCCTATTATAGAAAGTGTCGCTAAAAAATTAGAAGAAGAGGGAAGTGAAATGAAAGTCTATAAATTTAACATTGAAGAAGACCAACAAATGGCGGCTCAATTAGGAGTTCGTTCAATTCCTTATGTTAAAATTTTTAGTGGAGGAGAAAATGTTGGAAATAAAGTCGGGTTAGTTAGTGAAAACCAACTATTAGAAATGGTTAAAAACGTATTATAATGAAAACAGTAATCTTATATAGTATGGAAGGGTGTCCTCATTGCTCGTCTTTAAAAAAAATGTTAAAAGAAGAAAATTTAGATTATCACGAAAGAAATGTTCATGAACACGAAAAAGAGTACCAACAATTTGTTGACGCGACTAAAAATGAATATTTACCCGCTTTAACGTTAGTTGAGATTAAAGAAGGTAAAAAACCTGAAATACAGTTATTAGCTCCCGACCTATCATTTAAAGACTTAAATGAAGCGACTCAAAAAGTTAAGGAATTCTTATTATAATAGAATCATTTCTGAAGTCCTATCTCTAACCTTCCAACAAGGAGAAACACCAGTAATATCATTCTCAAAGTCATATTTATCTATAGATAAATGTGATTTTACATGACTAATACTAAAGTCAAATAAATCCAGTATTAATGACTTTACCCACTCTTTGTCTGCCATGAAAGAATTACTATCAATAACAAAAGACATGGTCTCCCAATTTAACTTATCAATATCACCTTCGTAGTATAGATTGTAAGATATATCTTTACATAGTTGTCTTTCAAAAAGATTATGAGAAATGTATTTTAAATACGTTTCATATATTTTGAATGGTGATAAACTCATTCCATAAAATTTATCACAAATAAATGACTTATTGGTTTTTAACCTCTTATTTACATAGTGAGAGTAATCACCTTCTAATAATATTTTAGAATACAACGACTCACTTGTAGTGAATATTATATTATTAGTGTCGTCAATTAAATACTCACCTTGTTGATGGGAGTTTAAAAAAAGATGATTAGGGTATAAAGACTTATTATCAAAACTACTTTTTACTATTACATCTTTGTAATTAATCGAAGACCCATACTCAATCAAGTCTATGATACTATATTTATTCTCAACGCCTAATTTATCTTCCACATAATTTCTAAATAATTTAGAATAATTTATAGGGTTATTTATCGAAGTCTTACCTCTTAATATGATAAATTGAGTAACGTCCACTAACTCTAAGTTGGTGATATGAGAGATATCAATTTTATCATACTCCTTTATTATTTCATTTAAAAATAAATTGCCTAAATTCTTACCAAAAAAAACTGTTTCCATAATATACTTTTTATGAAATATACCAATAAATAAAAGTACTATAAATAGAAAAAGGGATGTATTACATCCCTTTTTAAGTTTATAACGGCTTTTACTCAGTCTTTTTTCTTATAGTACTTTTCCACAGTCTTATTCACGGTTTCCTGTACGGATTTAGTATTATTTTGCTGTTGAACTTGTCCTTGTTGTTGAGCTTGTTGAGCCTTTTTTTTACATCCACATCCCATAATTTTAATTTTTTTAATAGTGAGGGTTTATTTAATATATAAATAGTCTTTAAAAAGTTTATTTTATAAACTACTAATATTTATTATAAAAGTATTACAATATGAATCTTAGTAAAGTTTTATTAGAGGGTAGAAGAGAAGAGTTTTTATCAAAATACAAAGGTAAATTTAGTGACGATGATATTAAGAAGATATTCTTACTATCAAGAGAACTAGCTTCAAATCAAAAGTATTTAAATTTTTTAGGTAAAGTTATTTCACCCGAATCTACTAACGAGGATATGATAAAAGCTAAAATAGCTATTGAAAAATTCATTAGATTTCAAAAAAACTTAGAGCAAAAAGACATTAATCAATATGATACTTTAAAAGATATATCCGACGCAATTTTAAATCACGAAAACAAAGTAAGAAGGGACGTAAAGAAAATTGATGGTGCAGACGTTGTTTACGAAGACGACAGGTTTACAGTCATATCACCAAAGACACATGACGCTAGTTGTTATTATGGTACAGGTAGTAAATGGTGTACTGCAGCTAAAAGTAGTGAATCTCACTTTCAATCATACAATAGAGATGGTAAATTGTTTTACTTTTTAGATAAAAAAGCTAAGACAGGTAGTAGGTTTTATAAAGTGGCTCTTTTACAGAAATATGACGGAGCTCAAACATTCTTTGACGCTACTGACGAATCATTTAAAACAGGGTGGATATTAGGTACACCTGAGTTTAATAAAATCAATGATTACATACAAAAATATATGAATACGGAGTATGAAAATGAGATAGATATTTTTAAAGATAAAGTTAAGGCTAAACAAGAAGTCGAAAGACTTCGTATTAGAGATGATAGAAGGAGACGAGAGAGGTTACTTAGACAGATGGATGATATAAAGGAGAGAGATGCGTGGAACCCTGATAACAACGAATTAGATGACATTGGAAGAAAGGCTAATGCGGTTATGAGTGGATTAAGGAATGAATGGTTAATGAATGAAATAGGTGAAGATGAAGACATTTATAATTTAATACCCGAAACCGACAACTTTTACCCTGGAGAGATAATGGCATTTAAATGGATGGGTGAAAATGAAACAGACAGTGAGTATATTGTTGGAGAGTGGGATGAGGTTTATGAATTTGCTAAATTTCGACTCGACGAGCTAGTTAGTGATATTGGTTTACTTGAATCATTTAATGAAGACTATTTAATGAATTATATTGATATAGACTCTCTTGTTTCCTACTTCGAAAGTTGGTATGATGACTATGTTAGAGATGATTGGGAAAGTATTTTTGAAGAAGATGAATTACCTATGTCCACAGAACAAAAGAAAAGACACGAAGAGTTAGACCAAGAGATTGAAGAATTATATCGTAAAACTAGAGACACGGACAACTTTCCATATAGTAGTGATGAAAGAGGTGAAATTTATGATAAAATAGAGGAGTTAGAAGAAGAAAGAGATGACTTAACTTTGAGTCCTGAGGGAGAACCCACAGAGGAAATGATAGAAGAAAAGGTAAATAATTATTTAAGTGACGTTAGGTCTTACCCACAACAATACCTTAAAGAATATGAATTAGACATTGAAGAATTCGTAAATAAAGATGAGGTAATTGAGGATGCGGTCGATACGGATGGAGTTGGTCACAACATATCCCACTACGATGGTATTGAGTATGACATTAGAATTGACGGTCAGGATTACTATGTATTTAGGATGGATTAATTGATTAATTAAAAGTTTTTTTTATTATATGAGGTATAACATTTAATTATGAGATTACCTTTAGATTGGATTTTACAAGAACCCATAGATATGGAACATAAAGAGTATGTTCTATTAGATTATATTTCTAAAATAGATAAAGACTTAGAAAACTTTAAACTATACCCAACGTTCCAAGAGCTTTCTTTACATTTAGCTAATCTTAATTCGATAAGTAAAAACTTAACTAGAATAGAATTAAAAAAAGAACCTGAAAATGTGGATGATGAAATACTTTTAACTCATTTATCACATAAAAAATTAACAGGTGTAAGTAATGATGATTTAATAGAAATTGTTAAAATATCTAAAAAGGCAAATGAACAATTAAAAGATTACTTTTTAATTGCCAAGTCAATATGGTCTATCGTATTTGAGTCTGTATTAGTACAACAAACTAACAAAGAAGTTAAATTAAACAGTAAAAATACGAATAAAGGTTATTTAATATTTGAATATAATGACGAAAAGTTTTTATATGAATATCGTATAAAAAAAATTCATAGAAGATATGATGAAAAGAAGTGTGATTTTATATTAAAAGAAAGGGGAGAATTAATTACACATAAATTTAAAAAGAATCATATGATTTTTGAGGCGAAATTTGATAGTGAATTCCCCATTGAAGGGTGCCTACTTTCAATAATTAAAAGAAAAGTAATTAACTATATCGCTCAAACAATAAAATTAGACGAGCTCAAAGAAAGTAATATAAAATGAGTAAAAAGTCTAGATATCCTGACCATATAGTATGGGACGAAGAGAATGAAAAATTCCATGCTAACATATTACCATACGCATCTAACTTATCAGGTCCTAAAATCGAGGTAGAGGATATTGATTTATTTAGACAAAAAGGGGCTCATAAATTACAAAAAATATTTAAATCTGAGTTTGAACAAATCGCTGATAAGTACAATAAATTAATAGAAGAAGTCAACCTAAATAATATGATTTATAATGCGACATATTCATTTGAACCTGTCGTAGGTAATATATATCATTTATACTATGGAAATAATGGAGAAAAATTCTTATCATTAATATCACCAAACGAATGGGATAAAGAACATATAGTATCAGTAAAACTAAATTCAGATTTAAAATGGGATTCAACAAAAGATTTATAACAAAAGAGATAATTGAAATGACTGAGGAAAACTACATGAATAATTTGTTTAGTTCAGACTCACTAATTTTTGGAGATGATTGGTCACACAAGTTTTATAAAATGTTTTTAGATAACAAATCAATAAATGAAATAAAAGAAAAACTTAAAGATTATGAAGACAATTAAGAAAGGTAATGAAATTAAAAGAGTCTCAGATAATGAGGTTATTAAGATGATTAAGTTGGGATGGGAATACTGTCCTAAGAATTTGTGGAAAGAAGGTAAAAAAAATAAACCAGTGGTAGGTTTAAATGATACTACTGATAATATGTCAGAAAAAAAGAAAAGAAAACTCCGAAAAGAGAATAAAAGAAAAAAATACGAAAAATAAATGAATATCTTTAGATTAATAAGGTTAAAGTCATTACGTAAAAAGAAAGAAAAATTACTAAATGAATCTAATCTTTATTCTACAATAAATAGAAAAAAGTCAGACCAACTATATAAAGATGCGATGGATATCGAAGATAAAATGTTAAAATTACTTGAAAAATGAAAGAGCATGTCAACCATCCTGAACATTACGGAGGTGAAGATAATCCATATGAGGTAGTAAAAGTGGCTGAAAATTGGGGAATAGACAAAGATGCTTACTTATTTAACGTATTGAAATACATAGGTCGTAGTGGAAAAAAAGATGATAATCCCCCTTTACAAGACTTAAAGAAAGCTTTATGGTATTTGGAAAGAAGAATAAAAACAATTGAAAATGAAGATGGAAACAAACACGATTTATACGTCAGACTCTATAAAGAAAATGGAGGTGATGGAGGAGGGGTCGATTGACCTTATTGTTACATCACCACCTTATGGTGTTGGTATTGATTATGATAGTTGGGACGATGACAAATACTTTGAGGAGTATAAAGTCTTCGCGAAGGAATGGTTAACTCAAGCTTATAGAGTATTGAAAGACGATGGTCGTATTGCTATTAACATACCTTATGAAATAAACAGACAGGATAAAGGAGGTAGAATTTATTTCTCTGCTGAGATGTGGATGATAATGAAAGAGATTGGTTTTGGTTTCTTCGGTATTGTTGATTTGGAGGAGAGTTCACCACACAGAAGTAAGACAACCGCTTGGGGAAGTTGGATGAGTCCTTCTTCGCCGTATATTTATAACCCTAAGGAATGTGTAATTTTGGCTTACAAAAACTTACACAAGAAAAAGGTAAAGGGTACGCCACAATGGAAGGGAGAGCACCAAATGGTGGAAGATACTAAAAAAGGTGGGATGAGAAAGAAACTCGTTTACGAAGATAAAGACAAGAAAGATTTTATGTCTTTAGTTTTTGGACAGTGGAACTACTTTGCTGACACCAAACAAAAAACAAAGGCAACATTTTCTTTAGATATACCTTACAGAGCAATTAAAATACTTTCATATAAAGAAGATATAGTACTTGACCCATTCAACGGTTCAGGAACAACTTGTTTAGCGGCGGAAATGTTAGGTAGGGAATGGATAGGGATTGACATCTCAAAAAACTATTGTGAAGTTGCTAAACAAAGAATTAAAGATTATAAGTTGGAACAACAACAACTTAAAATAAAAGTTGATGAATTAACAAACTAAAAAAAATGGTTTATTACGAAACTACTGAGCAATTAATGGCCCTTGCTAAGGAGAGAGGAATAAAGACGACCAAAGACGGTCTATTATATTTTAATACTGGTAAGTTTACTGGAAGGTCACCTAAAGACAGATATTTTTCTGAGGGAAAATACACAGATAATACAATCGATTTTGAAAGAGTCATAAACCAAAGGGTAAATAGAGATAGTTATCTTTCATTAAAAAATGAAATTAAAGATTATATTGAAGAAACAAAAACTTTTAGTGCTAGGCAAGTAGCAGGTTATAACTATGAACACAGCGCGACTTTTAAAATAACGAGTACTGAGCCTTGGGCAATTATATTTTTCAACAATATGTTAATTGACCCACAAAGTTTTGTAACAACATTCTCAACCACATTCACTGAATGGGAAATATTACATTGTCCTGATTTTGTAAGTAAAAATAGACCCAAGGATGTTAAAAATGAGAATTTCGTAATAATAGATTTTGATGATAGAAAAATTCTAATAGCTGGTACGAGTTATACGGGTGAGATAAAGAAAAGTATCTTTACCGTTATGAATACTCTTTTAGTTGATAGAGGAGTCTTACCGATGCATTGTTCCGCTAACGCTAATACTAAAGATGGTAGAGGTGTTAATTTATTTTTTGGACTGTCAGGTACTGGTAAAACAACTTTATCCTCAGACCCTTTAAAGTATTTTATTGGGGATGATGAACACGGTTGGTATAATGATTACATATATAACTTTGAAGGTGGGTGTTACGCTAAACTCATAGATTTAGATGAATATAAAGAACCTGTAATATGGGATGCAATCCATAGTAAATTCACTAGAACAAATACTTCATTATTGGAGAACGTTATTGTTAATGAGGAAGGTGTTGTTGACTTTAGTGATAGTAGTATAACAGAAAACATTAGAGTTTCTTACCCATTGGACCAAATAAGGCGTGACGTTAAAGTAAGTATGACAGGTAGGGGCGTAGAGGTTGAGAATATATTCTTCTTATCTTTCGATGCTTTCGGTGTATTACCTCCAATATCACTACTCAACACAGAACAAGCTGTTAAGTACTTTGGGTTAGGATATACATCAAAAGTTGCGGGTACTGAAGTCGGGGTTACTGAACCCACCACAACATTCTCACCTTGTTTTGGCGACCCATTCTTACCTAGAAAAATATCTGACTACACTGACATGTTCAGAGAAAGGATAGGGGATAATAAGAAAGTAAAAGTTTGGTTAGTAAATACAGGTTTTGATAAAAATTATAATAGATTTTCACTAAAACAAACTCGCGGAGTAATTAACGGAGTTATAGATAGAGATTACGAAGATGATTACATAAACTATAATGGATTAAAAATTCCAAAAAGAATATGTGAGTATAATATGGAAAAAGTTTTTGAAAAACCTGATAATAATAGACAAGATAAATTTTTTAATATGATAAAAGACTCCTTATAATAAGGGGTCTTTTTTGCTTAAAAAAACAATATAAAAATTAAACAATTTATTAGTTGACTAATAATTTTTAATACTCTATACTATGAAGACAATAAAAACAAATTAAAAAAAAACATGAAAAAAGTATTAATGGCATTGGGATTGGCCTTAACATCCCTAGTTAGTTTTTCTCAGTCCACCGTTGTGGACGTGATAGTTGGTAGTGAAGACCATACATTATTGGAAGCTGCTGTTATCGAGGCGGGGTTGGTTGAAGCGTTAAGTGATACCACGGGTACATTTACAGTATTTGCACCTACCGATGATGCAATTACAAACTTGGTTTATGAATTAGGTATTACACCCGAAGAGTTATTGGCTCTTGAAGGGTTGGGTGATATCTTATTGTACCATGTTGTTAACGCAATTGCATTGAGCGGTGATTTAATGGATGGTGATACCTTTGAAACACTCTTGGGTGAGGATATTACTATCACTCTTACTGATAGTACCGTTATGGTTAATAACGCAATGGTTACTGTTGCTGACATTACAACAGATAATGGTGTTGTTCATGTTATTGACGCGGTACTTCTTCCACCTACCGAACCTGTAGTAACTGCGGTATGGGATTGGATTGAATCAAGTGAGGTCCATAACTATCTCGAAGCTGCAGTTATTGCAGGAGGTCTACAAGAGACTTTAGAAGGTGAAGGTACCTTTACAGTATTCGCACCAACTGATGACGCTTTTGTTTCATTAGCAACCACATTGGGTGTTGAGGTTACTGACCTTTTGGTCCTTCCTAATTTGACTGACATTCTTTTGTATCACGTATTAGGTACTACTGTTATGAGTACTGATTTATATGATGGATTAGAAGCAACTACAGTTGGTGGTGGTACTTTAACAGTCGGTGTCGGTGAAACAGTAACAATTAACGGTACGGCTACAGTAGTCTTAGCTGATTTGGAAGCTCAAAATGGTGTAGTTCATGCTATCGACGCAGTCTTGTTAGACAACACCACTAATAGTGTCGGTGAGATTCAGTACACTCAACAACCACGAGATAATAATTACTACAATGTCATGGGTCAAAGATTTGACAGCACTCGCGACATTCCATTTGGAACAATTTATATCTTTAACGGTAAGCAGTATATGCATACTGAAAACTGAAATTAAATTATAACTTAATAAATTTAAAAAACCCCTCTGTATGAGGGGTTTTTTTGTTATGGTGATATTTATATTAAAAGTATATTACCATGAGACAATTTAGAATTGATGACTCTGAAAAAGATAGAATATTAAATCTTCACGAGTCAGCAACAAAAAGACAATATTTGAATGAGCAAGAAAGTAAATGTATACCAATAAATCAAGTTAAAGGTATTGAAGAAGTCGTAAAAGATAAAAACAAACTAAATTGGTTAATAGAGTTGGGAGGTGATAAATTAAGTGAAGTTTGTCATGGTGGATACGGAACTCAGTATAGGTTTAGACTTGAAGAGAACCCTGATTTAATAGTAGCATCATTCGCTTTGGATGGTGACTTAAACATTGGAAGTATAGGAGCGTAATGAAAAAAATATTAAACGAGACAGGACTAAGAAATATAAAAGACTTAGCCGATAGATATAAGAAAGCCAAAATTTACTTTCACCAAGATTTAGACGGTGTCACTACAGCATTGGCAATGAAAAACTACTTAGAAAATAATGGTATTGAAGTTGTTGACTCTGAAATAATTCAATATGGAGATAAAGAGTTTGCAGTTAAGAAACAGGACGCTCAAGGAGATACAATGCCGGTCTTAGTTGATTTCGCACATGGTAAACCTATGTTTGTGGTTCATACAGACCACCACGATAGTCAGACTGGTGTTGAGGGAGATACTTCAACATCCTTTAGGTCATCTCGTTCAAATGTGGCAACACTTTCTGATATTATGTCACCATCAGACATATTCCCATCAGATGATATTACATTAATATCAACAGTTGATTCGGCAGATTTCGCTAGATTTGGTCTTGAACCTCAAGACATTATGAACTTTATATTTAAATTACAAAAAGATAAAGGATTACAGCAAAATAAAATGGCTTTAGGTTTGGCAACAAATAAATTGTTATTGGCATATAAAAACAAACCTGGATTCTTAGAGAAGTTGGTAATGAACTCAACACCATCATTATTGAATATATTTCAAAACATAAATAAGATAGCACAACAAGAAGGGTATGCAAGTCCTGAAGAAATGGCTTTGAATCAAAAAGGATACGTTCAAAAACAAAAAAATAGTGACAAAGTTTATGTAGATGATGGTATAATTGTACAATACGGTGGAGGTTCAATGTTTAAACCAGGTTCTTATGATAGGTACACACCATTTAAGAATAACCCTGGTGCTGACTTCTTAGTCATAGCATGGCCAATGGGATTGGTACAGGCGAGTTGTAACCCATTCAAAGGAGAGAGAGAATTAAAAGGTGTAAACTTAGGTGAGATAGCTCAAGAAGTGTTAGCTAAATGGGAACCACAACTAAAAGATAAAATAATTCCATTATCTACAATTAAATGGATTTCTGAATCAGGTAAAAGTTTTGATGAAGATTCAGTAGGATTTACGAATGCCGACTTAGAAGCATTTTATGGAGATAAAGTACGTTCAATAGATGGAGGAGAGGAGTATATGGATAGACTAAAAACGATTATGAATACACCGTCGAATGAGTTAACTGATTCTGAGTGGGCAATATTAGATAAATTAGGGGTACCCGCTTGGGAAATGATTCAAGCAAACTCAGGTGGTCACAAATGTATTACAAATATTTCAGCACTAAATTATTTTGGTAGAAGTAAGAGACCTCCTTCAGGTAAAAAGAAGTATGGTAAAAAAGAGGGAGACACTCCATACGTTAAGTTTGTAAAGATGATTCAACGAAGATTCGTTGAAGTTCTAAAAGAAAAGATTAACGAAAGTAAATCAAACTAAAGAAAAGGAGACTCGGTCTCCTTTTTTAATACCCAATTTTTTACAGGTACCGCCCTGTAATTCTAAAACCTCATTACCTTTACCTGTATAAGATTCACATTTTTCTTTCATCTCACATGGAGGACAACTATGGTTAATAGTGTCAATAGCACCGTTATTAATCATAATTATATCCAAAGGGATAACACAGTTATATGTCCAAAAACTTTGTTCTCCTGAACTTGGCATCATAAATAACATACCATTAAATTCTTTATCGAATCTTTTACCCATCATACCTTTAGATATTGAATTCTGTGTGGTGCAAAGTTTGACTTTAAAAATATTATCTTTTATGATTACTTTCATAATAATAAATATTTGTAATCACAGAATAATATGAAATCAATAATTTTTAATGCTTTGGTTAAAAAATACGAAGCGCTAATTGAAGAAAGTCGAGCAACACTTGAAATTTACTTTAACAATCCCTCAGGTATTGGAGAACATCCTGGTATACTTGAAGAGATGGATAAACTAATTGAACAGATGGAGTCCGCTAGTGGTCGGTTAGAAACATTAATGAATAACTTCGATAACTACCGAATTAAAGAATAATTGTAGTTTTTGCTTGACTCAAATAGATTTTTTTATATCTTTGTAAGACTTTTGAAGAAAATAATAATATTTATATATTACCTTTTTAAAAAAAGTAAAAAAACATTTGGAGAATAAGAAAAAAGTTTCTTATCTTTGTCGAAAGTTCTTTGAAATACTAATGACGAACAACCTTTGGTTCGAGTTTATCAAAAAAGATTAACCCCCTTTTTCAATTTAAACAAAGGTTTATTAGTCATCGGCGGTTTAGCGTCGTAGATAACCCTGGCAACAGGACTAAAGGGATTGAAGAGTGTTGAGCAACTCTCGGATATCCGCAGTCGTATGACTGACAACTAAACAAAGTGGCTACGGTCAAGACCCCAAGGGCAACTGCTAAAGGGACGAGACCACTCTGAATCCGTGGAATATCAGAGTTGAGATAGTGATATCAATAGGAAAAGCTATAGGTGACGGTTCGACACACCCTGTCAGGTGTTGTAGGGCTGAGT